GCCATCTGCGCGCGGGCGAGGTCGCGGTTGGCGTCTTGGCCGTTGCTGAATACCTTATGCCCGCCGTAGCCTCCGTTCAGCACGTAACTGGTGTACAGGCCAAACCCGATGGATGTCCACGTTGACAGGTCGAGATTTCGGAACTCCAGGATGTGCCAGTCGCCCGGCGTGAGTGCTGTATGCAGCGTTCCCCGAGTGACTGCCGTACCGCCCGTCAACTGCGTGCCGTCAACCAATACTGTCGGAGTGCCCGCGCCTGAGCCGACACATCCTGAGCCGCTGCCAGATTCAGCGATGCCGAATACCTTGTTCGCTTCGGCTACAGACTGGTAAAGGCCGCAGACTGCGTTTGCTGCGCTGTCACGCCGGACGGCGATAAGCGCATCCATGCCATCCGTGAAGGCTGTGTCTGCCGTGAAGGTTGCGGACAGCCAGCCGTCATCAGTTCCATCTAGATCGCAATACGTCGGACCGGCGCTGGCGTCGTAGTCGCTGGCGGTGTTGACGCGCTGGTATGGCATCCCGGCGGGGCCGTCAGAGGGGTAAGCAAGCAGCACCCCCTTCGCACCATCTCCATTGAACCAGAGGCTCCCATCGGTAGCTGCCATGAACCACTGGTAGTAGGGCTGAGTTACTCCGACCGGTAGGATCAACGTGCAACGGAACCAACCATTTGGCAATGGCGTAATTGTGCCCGTGTATCCGTAATTCTGCGAGCCAACCACGCCATTCAGCACATCAAACCAAACCGCCCCGTTGCTCCCGGTCTGGTCAATAAAGCCGATAAAGTTCACGCCGTCCGCTTTCGCGTCCATGATCTGGACGGCATTCACCCCGGAGAAACTATTTTGGTACGCCCCAGCGGCGGTTACCGTGCTGGCGACTGCCGCGAATTTGCAAGCAGTTAGCTCTCCATCCCAAGCTAATTGGGCCGGCGTGGGGATGACTGAAATCAGTGACCATGGGGCTTGATCCAAGCTCTCAGTTCCAGTCAACCAGTTCACCCGCGCACTCGCCACTGGCCTCGATGTAGCCGTGGCCTGTTCCATCCAGATTCCGGGATCAGCCTTTACCGTCGCGCCACCCTTCCTATCCAGAATCAGCCCCACCGGATTCGACGTATCCAGCACCGTGCCAATCGCGCTGATGGCAGTCGTACCCGCGCTGTCCTGATACAGGCTTGCCGTGGTGGGCGGGTCAGTCCACATGCCGGGCGAGGATGCGCCGAGGGGCCAGAGCTGCGCGGGTGTCCACGCCGCTATGGCGCGGCCTACGCTGCCGAGCTTGCCGAGTCGTCCTAAGCCAAACAAGATGATTCTCCGGTGAGTGATTTCGTTTTCATCGTGTGCCTTTGTCCAAAAAGAAAACCCGCCGAAGCGGGTTGTTGTGATTAGTGTACGCACCTTGTCAAGTGTAGAATTTGGCGATGTCATCAGCAGCAATCTTGGTCGTCGTATGGGGGGCTATCCTGGCTTTCATCCTGTTCACGCCCAAGGGGACTATGAACATGGTCTGGATCGGGCTGATTATCTTGATTGCCCTGTCCCCACTGATCCCGTACTTCTTCCCGTTCTGGCGCTAGGCGGGTTCCATTTCCCGCATTGAACGAACCCGGTCGTTCAGCAACTTCATCATTGAAGTGATCTTCATATCTATTAACTTGATGCGCTCGGGTGAAGCATCCTTCTTCAGCAAGTCTCGCTTGAGCGAGTTCAGTTTTGACACATCGCGCTGAACAGCATCCGCCATCTGATACAGCCGTGCGTCAGGGTTGTCCTTGATGTAGGCACTGATTTCCGAGCCACGCTGATTCTTCCTGAGTCCGTCAATCTCAACCTTGTGTTCGCCAATCGTCCGCAGGTTGTTGTAGAAGCGCGAAGCCTCTGCCGACTGACCCTCAGTTGATCCGACAAAGCGCCCGACAAGCGGAATCTTGTGCAGCGGGATTTCTTCGCCTGATACGCCGCTTCCAACAACCTGAGCAACCTTTCCGACTTCCCGCCCAATGCCGCCCGTAACCTGACCAATCAGGTAATCAATCTGGTCCGGTGTCGGGCTGGCAAGTCCAGGCTTGAAGTCTGTCCCGCCTGTTGCCATGTTGACGCCGTAGGAGATGATCTTTGCCCACGGGGTTGATGTGTCTTTGGCTCGGGTATGCCCTGCTGTCGGGTGCATCGCGTCACGGTCCACCTTTGCAATGGGTTTGCCGGTCCAGTCCTTGTTTTCTGCCAGCGCAACAATCGGGTCAAGCACGGTAGGGGCCATTGTCTGAATCAAGGTACTTGACCCAATCGGGTTAAGGCCATCAGCAAACAACCCGGCAAGCTGTGCGATCCTCTTAGTCGTGTTCTTGAATCCGCCAAGCGCCCACTCAGTAGGAATGCGTGACAGGCTCGGGATGATGTGGAATCCAAGCGGCATCGGAATTGAGACATATTTTTTGTCTCCAATCGGTATGACAAGGCTTCTCTCTCGCACGAAGTCAGGCGGCTCTTCATCATCAAATCCTGCGCCAGCTAACAGAAGCGCCTGCATTGATCCGAGAAGCAATCCGCCCTTCAGGATGTTCTTTCCAGTCGATGAAAGTTTCCCGTTCTCTGTCAGCGTCTGAGCAATCCGCGCAGTTCCTTGCACTGAAGCGTTGAAGAAGGCATAAATTGCACCCGCCTGCAATGCAACCTGCCCCTTCCGGTTAAAGTTAACAGTCAAATTCTTGGCAAGGCTTGCCGCCTGCTGGTTGCTCATGCCCTGTTCCTTGGCAACCTTGTACGCCGACACCCGTACAGCGTTCTCCATTGATTCGTTGTAGTCAGACAGCCATCCCATGATTCCGTTTCCGGCCTGCTTCAGTTTGCCTGCGCCAATGTCTGCAATCTCATCCCTAATCTTGTCTGCCCGCTCTTCCGCGTTGGCGTACATATCCCGGTATCCGGTCGCCCCGCCTTCGCGCTGGAATTCTTCAAACAACTGCGCGTAGCTGGAAGTAGGCTGCTTCCCGGCCCGATGGTCGCGCAAGTCAATGTAGATGCCCCTGAGCGCCGGGAGAATGTTCTTTGCAACGTCCTTTTGATGACCTTTCAGTGCGGTAGATTGCAGGTTCAGCATCCCGGTCTGTACGTCGCGGATGATGTTGGTCACACCAAAGATCGGGTTGTACTGGGTCGAAATCGCAGAGAAGTAACGAGTCATCTTCGCCACCCCACCCATAACCACTCCAAGCTGATCCGAGTCCAGATTCTTCAAGGACTTCGCCATCCGCATGGCTCGATCATCTTTGGCGTTGAAAAACACGTACTTATCTTCCCCGTCAATCCGCACGGCCAGCACGTTATCAGCGCTTCTCAGGGCTGGATTGATGCGTTCTTCCACCATTCCGGTGATCGAACTCACGTAACGCTGTGTAGGCTCCCTGGCGATGCTGTCGGCGTCTGCCGGGTTCATGCCCATGCCAACAAGCTGGATAGCGGTCGCTGTGATCTGCGCCGGGTTCTGCTGCAACGCCGGATCAATCGCCAGCCAGAAATCAGGGTTTGGCGCGGATAGAACCATCCCGTACAAGGCTTCACCAATCTTGCGCTTCTCGCTGCGGGTAATGGCTTTTTCACGCTGCAAGGCGATGTTGGCGATGATGTTGGCAACCGGTTTGTCGCTGCCCATCGCCCGCTTGCTGGAACTGCCACGGACGCTAAAGCCCTGGCCGATGCCCATGCCGTTGTCCATTTCCTCGCGCATCAGGGGAACGTACTCACTCCCGTAGGCCGCATCCCATGCGTCAATCGTTTCCTGCTTCTCAAGTCCAGACGACACCAGAAGGTCACGGGTCTGCTTGCTGATGGCGTCCACCCTGCGCGCCAGTGCTGCATAAGCGGTCTGCTTGGCTTGCGGCAATCCGGCAAGGTAAGCCCGTGCGTCCTGCGTCTGAATACCGCTACCACCGTCAGGCATTGCCGGGTTGATCTTGGCAACCTGCACGTTTCTCCGTTCAGCATGGCGGTTGTGCAGGTATTCCTCAAAGTCAGAAATGTCGATTCCACGCCCCTGCAAGTCGGTCAGCAACGGGCGAACTTCTTTCTCAAGAAACTCTTTGGTATCCATTGCCGCCCTGCCGTGGAACAGTTCTTCCTGTAGATAGGGGTCAATCTGGTCTGCCAATGATCCAATCGAGTCTCTGACAGCCTTCACTACTCGTTTGGTGTCGATGTGCTTGTCCTGCATCGAATAGATGAAATCATCCATCTTCGTTGCATCCGGCGCTTGCCAAGTCGTTGGTAGGGTCTGCCCCGTAATCAGTGAGCGGCTGTACCGGATGTCAGGATTCTTGCCGTCGAAGTCGCCGTTGTTGCCGATGGCAGATTTGATCTGCGTAGGCTCAAAGACTGCGTACACATCAGTCTCATCTGTGAACCGTCTACCCGCGTCATTGGCTACATCCTCCACGTTGCGGAAAATCACCCCGTCATACCCATCCCGTGACGCTGCATTGATTGTCTTGTTGTAATAGCCGGTCTTATCAAAGTCAATGCTGCGGTTGAAGTCGTTCATTCGACCAAGCCATGCGGTGATGGCCTTTTCTCCTTCAGGCATTGGCTCGGTAAACCCAGCAATCAGCGGATTTTCCATCTTGATGAATACCGGCATGACGTTGGGCGATCCACCGGAGCGGTTTCTTGCGTAGTCGTTGGCGTTTTCAGCCTGATTTTTCATCAGCGGGGAATTGGAGAAATAGAACACTCCACCCTCCGACTTGGCTAGGTCTGGAGAGAATGCCCCACCAATCATTTCTTGCCCTGTTCCGTGATACACCACCAGCGGCTTGCCCTGCTCATCCACCACCTTACTGTCGCCAAACCACCGCTTAAACGCCGCCGTATTCGTCTGGTCGCCCTTGCCGCTAAACTTCATTTCAACGCGGTCTGCGCTGTATTCACGGTTTCCAGCTAGGTCAGCCCTTGCTCCAGTTTCCCTGTTGCCTTGGATAATTGTTGGGACTTTCCCAGCATGAAGCGCAAGACGCCTGACTGACTCTTGCAGCAATGCGCGGCTAGTGGTGTAGCGGTCTTCCAGCTTTGCCCTGAAATACAACTGTCCGTCAGAATCCCTGTCGCCGGTCGATTCAAGCGTTCCACGGTCCTGCATTTCTGCAAAGGCATCTCCGGTCGGCAGCGGGTCGCCAACATCTAGACGGTACTTGTCTCCAACTGGCGTGAATTCATACGTGACAATCGCCGTCTCTCTAACGCTTCTTGAATCACCTCCTCGGAAGATTTCCTCGGGGATGACGCCCACAATAAATGTGCCTTCTCCAGTTGAGACTCCAACTGTTCGATAACCATCAAAACCTGCGATTGTTCCGGCCCAGGCTGCAATTTCCTCGCCTGGACCCGCTCCCATTTCAACCGCCTTTCCAACCATTCTGGACATGGCCCTTTCGGTCCCACGACGACCCTGCGAGTAGACATCTTCCAACTCCTTTTCGGTGAACGATTCACCAGCCTTGATTTTGCGCCAGAAGTCATTTCCGGGTGAAATAGATTCAGCGCTTTGCGATGCACTCAACCCACCCTCACCCATCGCCGCACCATCCTGCGCAACCTGCCGCGCATTCGCCCTGGCAATCGCAGCAATGTCCGCAGGCGTCAGGTCGGTCGCTGAAATGAGAATGCCCTTCTTGTAGAGCCAGCCACGAATTGCAGCAATGTAGTCCTTGATCCACTGCCTCACGCTCTTTGGTGCGTTGAGCCGGTTGTTCTCGTAGGCTTCAGTGATGTACGCCGCCGCTTCTTCTCCGGTTGTCTCGCCTGCTGCGTCCATTCGCTTGGCTACTTCACGCATGAAATCGCTCTTGTCAGTGCTGACAAGTTCAGACGCTCTATCGTGCATCGGGTTCAGTGCGCCATCGGATGCAGCGTGAACGCCTACTTCGTGGATCAGCACGCCGGGCGCAGATTCGTTTGTGAGGTTGTCAGCAATCAGGAACGACTTTCCGGTAATGGTGTCGTGAAAGCCTTGCATGAGGCCGTCAGCGTCTTCTTTGGCATCAAGCCCCGTCATCGCTTTCAACTCCGTCTCAACATCCGTCCCACGCACATCAGCCCGCGCCTGTGCAGCGGCTTGCAAGGCTTCATCTTGCGTCTGGTGGATGGTAAGCAGTCCTTTTGCTTCCAGGCGGCTGGAGAGCTTGCCGTAAGCGCTGGATAGGGCTTCGCGGATTGTGGTGATGGGGGTTAGCGGGGCAGCGTTTCCTTGCCCATACAGCAACCCTCTCAGATTTCCTGGTAGACCCTGGTTGATAGTCTCGCGCACCGCCTGAAGTAAACCCTGTCCGCGAATGAGGGTTCCTGTGAGGATCGCTCTCTGAATCGTTGAACTGCCTGCCGATAGTCCTGCCGCTCTCGCTGCACCAACAAGTTCTTTTGCTGGGTCGGCAACGACACGAACGCCGGAATCTCCCTCAGTCGAGGTAACAAACTGTCGTTGCGAAAAGTCGTAGTCATAGCTGTCAATCTCCGGGAGTGCGGCCTTGATTTTCTCGTAAGAAGCGGTCAGCAGGTTGGAAATGTTGGTCTGGTCATTGTCCGTCCAATCCACGCCAAGCGTGTTGCCGTCCATTTCCATGAACTTCGTAGTGCCAAATTTCACGGCCAGTGACGCAAGGTTTTCCAGTCTTCTAGCTTCACCAATCTGGCTCAGGCCATATCTGTCAGCGGCAAACTTCCGTCCGGCGTTTAGCGCCCAATTCCCGGTTGCAGCGTAGGCAGATGATCCTCCGTCGCCTTCGTTGAGTCTTGGAAGATTCAATTCCACCCGGCCATCCTTGTACGCGAGAATAAACCCATGCTGGTACGGCTTGCCGTTCGGGTAGATTCTCCATGCGGCATCCATGTCCGGTGTCGTCTTTGCCGGAATCACAGTGAAGCCCGGCGCAACCTCTGCGAACAATGCGGGCAAGTCTGTACTGCTGGACTTTGGAGACTTAGATATTCCATCGCCTTGAGCCAGCGCACTCCACCCATCGACAAGTTTTGCCGATGTATCGCCACGGCTGAACAACACCATCGGGAACCCGCGCGGCTTGTAACTCATGATCGTGCCGGTATCCCGAACGTCAGTGATGTTTGTCGCCTCGCGCTCAAGCGCGCCCGTCAGGCGGTCGGCTACTGCCGCAAGCGAGATTTCCGACTCGAAGCCAGCGTCACGCATCATCTGGATACGGTTTGCCCTTACCCCGGTGACGACGACTCCATATCCAATCTCGTCAGCCAGCGCCTTAACTCCACCAACAACATCGCCGAATCCAGCCTGACGCGCATCAACCTGAAGGTTGCCTAGTGCATCAATGCTTACTGGCCCGTAGCCCTTGGTGTCATTCGGGCCGCGAAGTTCCTGGTTGAGTGCGTCAACCTTGCCTTGTACTTCGCGGGTTCGCTGTACGTCCCCACCACTGGCGGGCAAAGGTTCGCGCCGGTATGAATCACCTCTGTAGCTCTCTGGTAGCAGGCTGACAAGCCGGTCGTACCAGGTGCGGGTGAAGCGTGTTTTTTCTCCATTTCTGGATTGTGCGCCAGATCGGCTGAAAAGCATCGTGCCGCGCTCAGTCTCTTTCGTCTGGATGGTGTTGAACAGGCTTGCAAACGCATCTGCAACCGGCGCAATCTCTGACGGCATCAGGTATGGGTAACGCTCAAGGTTCTTCCCGGTTTCAACGGCATCCCTGACATTCGCAAGGAAGTCATTGTGATAGCCCTGCTCAAGCATCCGGGATTGGACGTAGTTCTCGAAAGACCGCGCTGCCAACTCCAGCGTGCGCGACCAATATCCGTCGCCGCTCTCTTTCACGCCATCAAGCACACGGGCTCGCTTTGCCATTGGCGAACTACTGAGCGCCTTCACCAGATTCTCAAACCGTTCTTCAACCTCGGCGCGAACACCTTGCTTGTGCTTTGGGTCTTCAATCCACTGATCTGCGGCAAGATACCCCGCGCCTGGGCTGGACTTGCGCCACTCGGCCAGCCGCTCTCTGGTCGTCGGCGTTCCGCGTCCATCCTTGCGAACCATCATCGGCGTGGTACGGTGCGTCAAATAGTTGTTGTTGCGGTATTCAACCTGACTGCCGTTCATCGGCACTTCGCCGCCGCGCTTGCGGGCAAAGTAGTTGTCCAGAGCGTGAAACCATTCGTGAGCCAGCGAACCCGCCCCGCGTGGCTTCGTCAGGTTGATGACAAGATTTGACGGCTCGAAGTGCGCTGATGCCCAGCCATTCCCGCGTGAGCCGAATGCAATGCCTAGCGTTCCTTCCAGAGAAATCGCATCTGGCGGGATTCCAACAATATCCGCCAAGTCCATCAGGGCGTCATACGAACTGTTCAAGAAGAACTGGCGTTCTTGCGCGCCCTTGCCTTGGGAAACCCACTTGCCAAATTCGCCGCCCTTGAATCCGAACTGCTTCTGGAAGTCTTCGGCTGAAACGTCTTTACCGTTGCGCCAGTCTTTGCCGGAACGTGGCCGATTGTCTTCGGCTCTCAGGTCGCGCTCGGTGATGTTGTCCTGCTCCTTGACGGCTTCCCATGCGGCAACAACTTCTTCATACCTGTTCTCAAGGGCGTTGCTGGCCTCTTTGGCAGAGGTGAACTCCATCAGGTGCCGGTATTGCTTGTCTCCGGTCTTGTTGATGAAGAACGAATTTCCACGTCCGCGAATCTCGAAGGCCATGCGCTTTTCTTTAGCCTCTCCAGCCAAAAGCGAAGTGATGGCATCCATGTGGTCATTCAGATCACCGGAGTTTTTCAGGTTGTTGATCTTGCCGTCAATCGTGACAACTGCTTGCGGGACTGCAATCTGATTTCCAAGCGGGTCGTATTGCACGGCATCAGGCCATTCCTGAACGTCACCGATTCGGCCCCATTGGGCGCGATCAACCTTCTCTAGCAATTTGATCTTGGACAGCAGGTTTCGCAGCGCATAGTACCGGCCTTCGCTCATTTTCTCGATGAACCGCTCTCGCGCGATGCGCCCTGACACAAGCAAGGCGGTTGTGCTACGAAGCAGTTGCACGTTCTGAACCCAAGTTTTCACCTTGTAAGCGGTGCGCGGCTTTGATGGAATTGCCTCGCGCATGACGTGCGCCGCTGCGGCAACAAACGGGTCTTCAATGGCATCGTTCTCGGATGCAGGCCAAACCTGACTTAGCGGCATCTTTGCGATGGCATCATCCGTCAGGTCTTCGCTCAGTTGTCGTGCAATGGTTCTGCGTGCTGGCGGAAGTTCCTCGCCAAAGTTCTCGATTTTTGCTGGCGATGTGGTCTGCCCATCTTTCAACCCGCTGTCTTGCGCTGGTTGCGAGACTGGAGCGATTGCGTCTAGCTTGGCTTGTGCCCGCTTGATCTGCGCTTTCGTGTCGTAGATGCCATCTTTCAGCGAATTCTCAGACGCAAGATTCCATCCGCGTTCTGAAAGCCTGTTGCTACGCCAGCCTTCTTCAAGCACCTTCATGCGCTCAGGCAGCAATTCGCCGGGCTTGCTGTTCGGGAAAAGGCGCTCAGTTTGGCGAACCATGGCGTCTCCCATTGACCACCATCCGCCTTCACCCTGGACGGCATTCGGCGTGTCCAGATCGTTAACCTCGGCTTGATCCGCCGTGAATGCGGACAATGCAGACTCAAGTTCTGCAAGCTGCATCTTGTTCCGCGCCAGGGTCTTCGCCGCTGAAATGGCCGACTTGGCGGCCCCCTCTGAAACCTTGTTGGCATATCCGAGTGCTGCAATCGCGCTTTCGGCACTGACAATGCGCGTTTCGCCGTCCTTGTTTTCGACGGCGAACTGATGAACAACCTCGCGCCCAGTGTCCACGTTTCCTGCGGACTTCTCCCAATCGGACAGTTTCCCGGTGCGTTCTTCACCCGTTTTGTCCACGTACTCGAAAGGCTTCCATTGCCATGTGTACGAAACCAGCTTTTCACCGCTCGGGCCGACAATCGGATTCTTGAACTCGATGGTTTGCGCTGGGTTCGTGCGCCTTGCCTGCGTTGGCGCATCCTTCTTCAGCAACCGGCCATCAGGCTCTTTGCCTTGACGAATGTCATAAATTGCGTTTTCAAGGCGTAGTTTTCTTGTGCGCAAGGCATCGACCTTCTGCGTATCCGGTCCATAGACAGAATCGAGTCGTTTGATTTCAGACAATACTTTGTCGAGCGCGTTTTGATACGGCTTGATGGCTTCTTCTTGAGCTTTGTTCCTTGCTGCTCCATCGTCTTGCAGTCTGCGTGTGATGCGCCCATCAAGGTCGTAGAAACGCCTCTGCGCGTCTGTTCTTTGTGCTGGCGTCAGGTTGTCCCATACATCCAATGAAACAACTGTCTCACGCGGCAAACTAAGTAGCTTGTTAATGTATTCCTGTTTGGCTTGCTTAAGAAGTTCAGCCGTGCTTAGGGTGTTGTCGTCGCTTCCAATGATTGACCCGAGCGTCGCCCGCTTCTCGTTTCCCTCAAAATACTCAAGGTACGTGTCTTTATAGTCACTGGTTTCGTAGGCTTGCTTTGCCCATTGGTCAAAGGTCTGATTCTCAATAGAGGCTACAGGCTTCGCTGGAGCAACCTTCTCCGCATCCATCTTGTCCGCTGCTGCGCGAAGCAGCTCGGATGCTGACATTTCGGATGCGGGTTTCTCAGCAGGCGCGCTAAATATGCCGCTCTGCCCCGTCAGGTTGTCCAGAGCATCGCCGCCTAGCTCGAACGTGCCTGCTGCGGCCTCGGAGGCTTTGGCGATGCGCTTGCGGTCTTCCTCGTCACGCGCAATCTTGTCAGCGGCCAGTCGTTGCGATTCGTTCTGCTTGGTGGCGGCGTCTGCGCGGTCCTGTTGCGCAAGTACGTCTTCGCGTGTTTGGGAGGTAAGCACAGCGCCATCCTCAAACATGCCCGCAGCCTCAACGCCATCCGCAACAACCCCACCCTGCGCCTTGACTCTGGGGATGTTTTGCAGATTGGACTGCTGCTCAAATTTCAGCTTTTCAGCCTTGGAGAACGGCTTTAGCGCCCTTGTTGCCCCATAGGCGTCTAGCGAAAAACCAGAATGCGGTTCCCACGATTGATCTTGGTTCCGGTCTTTTGGCGCCATCTCGCCATACGCAGCAAACTCCGTTTTCAACGCCTGTTGCGGCGTTGCCTCTCCGCGCCACCAAACCCCATCCTGGAAACGCGCAAATCCGCCGCCAGCCAGTTTGTAAATCCCGTCTACCGGGGGTGCTGTGTTTGCGTTTGATGGCGCATTCACCACCTGAGATGCCTCAACAGATGCCCGCTCTATTGCTGGTTCATCGCCAAACATGCTATCGGTGCTGGTATCTGGCGCCTCAGCTGGCGCTTCATCTTGCACCGCTTCAACCTGCGGAACGGACACACTGCCCGCCGGCATTTCAGCGCGAATCTGCGCGATAAGCTCTGGGTTTGTGCTCCAGTTGTCCCATGCCGAGCGCTCTGTCTGTAACTCCCTTGCGCGCTTGAGCACGGCCGCAGGGTTCTTGACGTTGATGCCCTCAGATTTCGCCAGTTCAGGGCGCTTGGCCGCGCCGGTCATGGCCGCCAGCCGGTCGCCCAGGCTGCGCTGCTTGGCCGTGGCAATCTTCGCCATCAGCTCGGCCTCTTTCATGGCGCTGTCATCGAAGCCGAACATATCTCCTGTGTTGTCCGGGCGCTCTGACGCCATCGCCTTGACGGCCTGAATCAGGTTGACGGCCTTGGCGTTCGACTGCCCATCGGCAATCGCTCGGATGCCTACAGCTTGAAGGCGGGCATCTTTCGGGGCTGCTCTGGCAATGGAGACGGCGCCTTCGTCGGAGACGTTACCGGCACGATGGGCGGCAACGAGTTCCGCATCTCCTTCAGTTGCGATGGTGTACGCCCGCTGGCCAATCGCTCGCGCCAGAAGTCCGCGTGCGTCTGCCTCGGCTTTGTCAATTCTGGCTGCCTGGAAATACTGGACATAATCTTTGACCTTTCCTTGACCATCCCTGATATTCAGTTCAGCATCAAGCGTGCTGGCTCTTTCGGCATCAAAGCCCCTGGATTCATCGTGAATCTGTGCTGGTATTGTGGACTCACCGCTGCGTTGCGCCAAGTCCAGACGGTGACGCCCGGAAATCACTTCCAGGTCGCCATTGGCCCGCCGCCACAACTGGATTGGCGCAACACCCGTGCGCTCGAACTTGCCCCCCAGCGGCTCCACAACGCCCTTGGCATCGGCCCCGTCTTTGAACTGCGGGATGTCGCGGGATAGCTTGATGCTGTCCACCGGCACCTCATGCACGCGCATGGTGGCAATCTTGTTCTGTGGTGCTAGTGGTTCTGGGGCCTCAGTGAGCAATGGTGCAACGTTGCCCTTTTGCTCATTGGCTAATCCGGTAACGTTACCGGATTGCTCAATGGCTACAAGATCGCCGCCAAACCTAGGACGCCCGTTTTCCATCTGGTAGACAGACCCATCCTTGCGCTCGAACAGTTGATTGCCCGCGTCGTTTACGCCAATGTTCTTGTCTTCTGCCGGAGTAACCGTTTCTTTTGGCGCATTCTTTGCTGCAAGTTTTGCGTCTTCTCTGGCCTGTGCAACTTCTGCCAAATACTCTTTTGCTGACTTCTGCCCTACCCCAGCGGCTTGAATCTCGGCACTTCCGGCAGCGGGTTGTCTTGCGGCTGGTATTGCTTCATCAGTTCCGACTGCTGCAACCTTTGGCGCTTCAATTCGCGGGGCTTCTGCTTGGGGGTTACTTCGTGGCTGTGCGTTTTCGACATTGAATGCGTCCCTTTTGGCTTGATAGGCAGACTCGGCCTCGGCCACATCCGCCATGCGCTGCTGTGCAATATCTGATGGAAGACGCTCAGAGTTCACCAGCGACTCACCCAGGATCGCCGCTTCTACCGACTTGTACTGACTGTCGCCAATAGCGCCCGTGTCGTTGTAGCGGGTTGCCTGCACCATGCCCGGACTCTGTGCGGATGGGCCAATCGCAACCGTGACTCGTCCAGTCTGGAAGACGGGCATCTCGCCAGAATCCAGAGACTTCCTTGCGCCGTCCGTCAGGAACGATTGATAGGCTTCGATGGCGTCAACATGAGATTGCGTCATCGGCTCGGCATCGGCTATAGCTTGGCGCAATACCTTGCCTACTGCTGCATCGCCCTGTCCGTCTCCCAATGGGCCAATTCGACGACTTGGTGTATCTCCCTCACTCCCGGTGTCCACGGCTGGTCGCACAGCACCAGAAGTTCCCACTCCAGAATCCATCCCGACAACGGGCTGATCTGACCGGCTTCTATCACTTCCTGAATCCTCGATCCGAACGTCGCCAGTTCTGCGGTCATCTTGGACTTTCGATTGAACGGTGTAAGAAAACTTCCCATTCGGTAAACCTGTTTCCCGGTTGATGTTCGGGAAGCGAACAACTTCCAGTTCAGGCGACTTGGCTGCAACCTGCTCGGCACGGGCAAAGCTCATCGGCAGCAAACCCGGTGCGCGCTCGATGATGCGGGGTTGCTCGATGGCGGGTTCTGTTGGCTTTTGCGGCTCAACCTTGGCGGGCTGCTCAACAATGGCTTCAGCAGGCGCGTATTGCTCCCTGGCGCGCTGGAAAGCCATCTCCAAGGCGGTAGGTGCCTCCAGTGTCGCGGCACGCTCTACGGCGCTTTTAACCGTGTTCTGTTCGGCAGCAACGACAGGTATCGCGTCAACCTCAAATTGCTTGCGGGCTTGTTCCTGGCTGGCAATCTGCTCGGCAACGGCTGCGCGGTCTTCCCGTGCGCGGGCAATGTCCATCAATGGATTTGCGCCGATCAGTTGCTGATTCAGCAGTTCGTCAGGCTGGGTGTTGGTGGGAGCAAGGCGACGGTCTTCGGCGGGTCGGTTGATCGCTTCCTGGAGGGGGTTCTGTGCCTGGCGTGCGAACAGGTCAGCGCCGGTTGTCTGCGTGATTGACTCGGCGATTGCGCGCTCGGCGGCGTTAATCGCTGAATCAACGTCAGGCGCATTGAAGATTTCAGGGGTGAGGTCGGGAGTGGGTTCGGCTGGCTTTGCATCTGCACTGGCACCATGCAGCCCGGCCATGCCTCCGCCCAGCAATCCACCAGATACTGCGCCTTGAACGGCTTGTGAGCCTACATCTTCTTGCCACGGCTTTGATGCACCGATGTTCTGCCAAACCTGTTCTTGTGCAGACTGCGGAAGTTCTTCAATGAATCCCTCTGAAAGAACACCCTTTCCAACCCTGACAGGAAGTGACCCAGCAAAGCCGGTGGACTTCCCGAGCGATGCCGTAGCCATTGAGGCTTCAACGTCACCCAGGCCTGGAATCTTGCTTGCACCACGGGTGATTGACCCTGTGATGACGCCCGCTGGAATGGCGGCAAGACGATGAATGAAGTCGGCATCCGGGTCCGCGCGCTGAATGCTTTGCCCCGTCTGTCCAACAGTAAGAACGCCTTCACCAATGGCCGATGCCTTTGCAGCCGCATCGCCCAAAATCTTGTTTGCAGCCTCTGCGGTCATCTTTCCAGCGGACACTTGCGCATCCAGCGCCAGAGACATGGGCTTGATGAACTTCGCCACACCCATCGAGATGGCTTTCATGCCACCGTAGTTCTCTGCGGCGAGCGCAATCACGGATGAGGGATTTTCAAGTATTCCTTTTGCGGCTCCTTTTGCGCTACCTAGAATCTGACCAAACGCACCCTCTCCCGAATCTTTTGCCTCGGCCTGCCCTTCTTTGGCCGAAGTCTCAACGCCTTGAAGCGCCGCCTTTGTCTCTGGAGAGTATGAGTCCCTGAGTCCTTGGGACCATTGCGTCGGCCTTACCCATGAAGGAAGGCCAAGTGCGTCTGATGCTTCGCCAAGAGATTTGATGATGGGATCAAGCGCAGCACTGGCAGATCCACCAGTGAATGTATCGACAACACCCGTCACGGCCCCCGGAAGGTCAACAACACCCTTTACAAGTCCTAGCGGGACATCAGCGGCGCGACGTAGAAAGCTGCTTTTCTTCTCTGGCTCCTGCGGCTTTGTGAAGTCAACGAAGCTATCCTTTTCCGGCTCGTCAAAGCTGATGAATGACATGGATTCTTTCTATCGACCGTTAATGAGCTTGTACGTTTCGTTCCATGCCGCTTCGGCCTCCGCCCTTGACTTGAAGGTTTGCCCTGAAAGTTTTGCAAGCGGATTGGCGATTTCTTGGTAGTACGGGACGGCTGGATTACGCATTGTCTTTGGTGCGTCAAGCGTCCATGTTGATCCGCCATCCGTAGACCGAACTGGCGCTGAAGGCGTGCTATCTTTTTCAGCAACCTTCGATGGCTTTTCGCCAATCAGTTCCGTCTTCTTGTCGGATTCCTTGGCTGCTTTTGGCGGGTCAATGAACATCTTGCGAGCCTCAGACTCAGACTTGGCCGTTCCAACAACGCTTCCGTCCTTGAACACCTCTCCAGTCTTGCTGTCCCATCCGTTGCGTGCCGGTGCCGCCTTCTCTGGTTCTTTCGGCAGATCAATCGTCTTCCACTTGTCGCCAAACACCGATGTCCCGGTCAGGTTGTATGCCGTCTTTGCGGTTTCTGCGGCCTTGCGCGCCGCAGCAAGTTCTGCGGTAGCCTCACGCACATGGTCGGCCTTCTTGCCGTCCATGTCCTGCTCTTTGTTGGCGGCATCCAGCGACTTGGCCGCATCCCGTACATGGGTTGAGGCCAGATCAATCGCGTGAGCTGCGCCCTTCATCTGGTATTCCATGGCGGGCGTCAGACGATCCTTGTCGCGCGCCAACACAGCGTTGTTGTGCTTGATAGTTTCCGCTATCTTCTCGCGCTCAAGTTTCAGCTGTTCGTCGCGGTACTCTTTGGTGTCATTGGCGGTTTGTTCGTGATACGCCTTGGTATCCGCACGGGTCTGCTCTGTGATGTCGAGGCTTCGTGTGTGGTATCGCTCAGACGCCTTGCTGGCGGCAATGTCTTGCAGCGTCTTGGCCTCATCCATGTAGCCCAGACTGGCAGCCGCCTCGCCGCGCACGTCTGTCTTCATCTGCTCCATGCCGGCCTTACGCGCCGACTCCTGCTCTGGCGTCCACGTCGATGCGTCGGCAACCTGGCTGCCAGCCATGCGCGTACCAATCAACGCGCCCGCCTTGGCATCAATCTCGCCAGCGCTCTTAGTGCGCTGCTGGTCTGCAAGTTCGACTTTAAGGCGCATCAGAGACTGTTGCCGCGCAGTTTCTGCGGCCTCGCGTTCGCGTACCAAGTCCTGCGCAGCCCAATCCTTCTGGTTCTGCAAGCCGATCAACATCCCGGCCTCGCCAATTCCGCCTAGTGCGCCCATCCATCCGCTCATGCTGGTGCTCCAATCAGGGGTTGTGCGCCTTGCGGTGCGGGTTGTGCGGGTGGTTGTGCTGCTTGCTTCTTCGCCTGCGCCTCGGTCATCATCTGGTCAAGCCTCTGCGGGGTGACGCCGAACAGTCTCAGAATGCCTGACGACATTGTTTGAACGGCTTGCGCAAGAATATCGTTCGTCACTTTGACTTTTCCAAGTTGCTCCATCATGTCCAGGGCTTCGCACAGCAACACAGCAGCAGCTGGGCTACCGGCCTGCATGGGCATGGTTCCCTTGCTTTGTGTAATCAGAATGCCCATCAGCTTGGCAACGCCTTCGCCAGCCATGTCAGCAGAGTCGCCGGGTGACTTCAGTTGCTCCACCAGCATCTTGTGCATGTTCTCGGAGTACATCACCTTGGTCCCCGCCGTGATGATCTTGCGGAATGCCTGCGTCTGGTGCTTGGGGACTTTTGCTGTGACGGCTTTTTCCATCTTCAGCAGGATGGGGTTTGCCTTTTTGTTCAACATCACCGGGCTCCAATCAAGGGTTGTGCGCCGAAGTTGTACGGCTTGGCGACGGTGTTGCCGTACTGGTAGCGGGACTTTTCTAGCGCCATCTTTTCATCGAACATGCTGCGCTCGCTCACGCCCTTCAAGGCTCCAGCGCCCACGGTCATGATGTTGTTTGCCAGTTTGTCGTTTTGCTTCACCCACTCAAGAATGCCCTTGAAGTAGTCCTTGGAATTCGCAGACGTAACCGCGTCCGATGCGGCGTCCATCTGGTTGACGTAATTCGCAGCATTCGGGTTTGAAGATGAACCGGCGTATTTGTCCAAGGGGTTTATGTCGGACACCTTGGCGTCTGTCGTGAGACTCTTCAGCGTGTCTCCAGAAGATAGCCCGCCTGCGTTTGGCGTCTTACCTCCACTGAACGCATCCGATGCAGCGTCAAGCTGGTTGATGTAGTTAGACGATGACGATGACGACGACGATGCAAGGTCGCTTATCTTGTCCATTTCGTTGGTGTAGCCCAGTGCGGAAATGGCATCGTCAGCAGCAGCCGCAAGTCCTGAAAAACCGCCAGCGCCAGATGATCCGCTGGCAACAAATGCGTCGCTCATGGCGTCCATGCCATTAATTGCGCCCATGCTGGTTGCGTCAGTCGCCGCGTTGAACACCGATCCTGCCGCAGACTCACCGACAACCTCCCCAGCTACAGCGCCAGCAGCGCCACCCGTTGCACCGGCAATCAACCCGCCGACACCTCCGACAAGCCCCATGACAGCGCCGACCTTCATCAAGCCCTTGTTGCCAGTCACCGCTCCGGCCACTGACATGACGGCGCCAATGGTTGAAACAGCCATAAGGGCCGTTGTCGCAGCGACTGCTGTGCCAGCTGCGATACCTGAAAACAATGCTCCCACCGCCGCGAACGCCATCTCTATTCCCCTTGAATGATTTTCACCACAGCAACCTCTTCGTCAGAGTAGCCGCGCCGATTCAGGATCGGCCTCCAGTCATGCTTTAGCTTGACATGGTAGGTGATAGTTTGAGCGCCTAGCGCCTTGAGTTGTGTTTCGCAGAAGTCGATGAACTTCACTGCATTCGTCCCTTTCCTGCTCTCAGGGACAAGGTAAATCAGGTCGTTATTCGCAACCTTCACGCCATGCTGAAGATGTGTGCTCAGGAAGAACGCCGAATAACCGACAAGGGCTTTCTTTTCCCGACAGGTGAACACCACGTACAAGCCCGCCCGTTCAAGTTCTGCGTAACTCTCCCATTGCGGGGAAAGCCGGATCACGTTGCTCTGTGGCGCAACTTCTGCGTGATTACTTTCCAGCAGGGGGCCAATATCGTCAATGACATCAAACAGGGTTTCGCGCTGGAAGATCATCGCGGCTTTTATTACGGATTCATTAAGGCTTCGCCAGTGTTCGCCCCGATCAGCGGGGTGGAACTCTCTCCGCCACCCGGAAGAAGTGGCGATGGCGTCGTCACCTTCTCGCCCGTCTTCGGATCAACCGTTTCTTTTGGTTGAGTGAAGTCCAGCATGTCAGGGATGTTGATGCCGCTGGTCGCCTCGATGATGTTCAACTGCGAGTTACCTGACTCATAGATCGCCCGGATCGCATCCGTCTTGGTGTCCGGATCCATCGCCGCATTGTTCTGGATGTTGTTGATCTGGCTCGCCGTACTGTTGAAAATACCCGCCGCTTGCGAGTTGCTGTTTATCAGCAGCGAATTCTGGTTCTGCCACTGCGCAATCGTCAGTTTATTCGTGCTGTCAAGTTGCGCGATGTACTTGTTCGTATCCGCATTCAGCAAGGCAGCCTTATCCTGCTGAGCAAGGGTGTTGTCAGAGATCAAGGCCCGGCTCTGCGCCTCCATCAACGCTGTTTTTTCCTGGCTTGAGAGCGTCGCATTGGTTAGTATCGTCTTGGTGTCGTTGTCCAGAAGATTCATGCGCGCTTGACTGGAGTAACCGGCCATTGCGATATACGTTTTTGTCCGACTTTCCAGTGCCGCAACTTTCTCCTGACTGGTCAACGTTTTGTTGGTCAGTAGCGTCTTGGTGTCGTTGTCCAGCGCATTCATCTTCTCTTGAGATGTAATGCTCTTGTCCGCAAGGATGGTCTTGGTGGAGTTATCCAGCAGATTTATCTTCTCCTGCGACGTGATACTCATGTCGGCCAGAGTCGTCTTGGTCTGGTTATCCAGAAGATTCATCTTCTCCTGGCTGGTGAGCGTTTTGTCTGTGAGAATTGACTTGGTATTGTTATCCAGAAGGTTCATGCGCTCCTGAGAGTCGAGCGACTTGGTGGAAATCAGCGTCTTCGTCTCATTGTCGAGCGCAGCAATCTTTTCCTGAGAGGTCAGGGTTTGACTGGTGATGATTGTTTTCGTCTGGTTGTCCAGAGAATTCATTCGCTCCTGACTGGTCAGCGTGGCATTGGTCAACAGTGTTTTCGTGCTGTTGTCCAGAAGGTTCATTTTCTCCTGGCTGGAGATTGACATATCCGCCAGCACTGTCTTTGTCTGGTTGTCGATCAGGTTCATCTTCTCCTGAGAGGTGATGGACTTGTCAGCAAGTACGTTCTTGGTGCTGTTATCAAGAAGATTCATGCGCTCCTGAGAACTGATGCTCTTGTCTGCCAGCAGGGTTTTTGTCTGGTTATCGAGAATCGCAATCTTCTCTTGCGACGTGATCGATTTGTCCGTCAGGATGGTCTTCGTGTTGTTGTCCAACAGGTTCATTTTCTCCTGTGAACTGATGGACTTGTCCGCAAGGATGACCTTGGTCGAATTGTCGAGCGCTGCCATCTTCTCTTGCGAGGTGATGGATTTGTCAGCGAGAAGCGTCTTGGTGCTGTTGTCCAGGGCTGCAATCTTCTCCTGAGAGTTCAGCGTCTTGTCGGTCAGGATGCTCTTCGTCTGGTTATCCAGCGCATTCATCAGTTCCTGCGAAGCCAGCGTCTTGTCCGTGAGCAGGGCCTTGGTGGAATTGTCCAGTGCGTTGGTCTTCTCTTGACTTGACAGCGTTCGGTCGGTCAGGACGGTCTTCGTAGTGTTGTCGAGCGCGTTCATCTTCTCTTGCGAGCTGATGCTGCGGTCGGCCAGAATCGTCTTGGTCTGATTGTCCAAAGCGCTGATCTTCTCCTGCGAAGTGATCGTCTTGTCGGTCAGCAGGGTCTTCGTTGCGTTGTCCAGCGCGCTCATCTTCTCTTGGCTGGTGATGGACTTGTCTGCTAACAGGGTCTTGGTCTGATTGTCCAAGGCAGCGATCTTTTCCTGACTGGTGATGCCCTTGTCCGTCAGAATGGTTTTGGTCGCATTGTCGAGAAGGTTCATCTTCTCTTGACTGGTGATCGACATGTCCGCAAGGATGGTCTTCGTCTGATTGTCCAGAGACGAAATCTTCTCTTGGCTCGTCAGGGTTTTGTCGGTCAACAGTGTCTTCGTCGCATTGTCGAGCGCCGCGATCTTCTCCTGGCTCGTCAGGGTCTTGTCCGTGAGAATGGTTTTGGTGTTGTTGTCGAGCGCGCTGATCTTCTCTTGGGACGTAATGGTTTTGTCCGTCAGCAATGTCTTGGTGGCGTTGTCGAGAGCATTCATGCGCTCCTGGCTGGCGATGCTCATCCCCGCCGTCTGAAGGCTTGTATCGGCGCTCTTGTCGGTTCCGTAGATGGACGCGGCATAGCTCTTGTCCGTCCCATATTTCGACGCCTCGGCCCCAATCATGGCCGTCTTGATGGACGTTTCCGCTCCGACATCCGTGCCATAACGAGACGTTGCAGCGCCGACATCAGTTCCATAACGAGACGTATCAGCACTAATCTTGGCGGTTGTGAGTTGCGTGTTGGCCTGCGTGTCAGCAAGGCTTGCGGTGTTGGATGCAGCCGCCCCGAACTGTGCTGCGGTGTTCTTCGCGTTTACGTTGAACTGCTGGTTCTGGTTGTACTGGTCCGCGTTGTACTGTCCCGCCGTGCGGAATGTCAGAGCATCTGGAGTGGCAATCTGAAGCGCCTTGTCCATCACCGCCGCTTGTCCAGCCTGGACGCCCATCGAGCTATTGCTCAATCCCCTTGCAGCCGCAGTCTGAAGCCCTGCCGTAGCAGCTTGTTGCATCAGCGGGGAGTTTTCACCAATTAGGGATTTTGTTTGCCCGGCAACCGTCTGGTTCTTGGTGACCTTCCACTCTTTTGCAGGGTCAGCAAGCGTTGCGTCATATCCTTGAGATTCGGTCTTGGGCGCGGTGTAATTCTGATACCACTGACCGATAAGTGCCGGGGATGTTGCCATGATTTTCCTTAGGGTCCGCTATTGCTGAACAGGCCGGTATTGAATGTCGTCGTTGATGTGTAGAAACTCCACCCGGAAGTATTCCCGCCGCTGGTTGAATGCAGCCCCGCATACCATGTCAATGCAGGCGTGCCGGTTGATCTGCTGATAGACAGGTAATCGCAGTCAATCACCCCACCTCCCGCCTTCGTCAGCGTATGGGATGAGGCTGTCAGGCTTCCAATCGTTATCAGGTTTCCAGAAGTACCCGACACCGTGAACGTGGTTACTGTGGTGGTTGTTCCAGCCGTGAACTTGATCGCGTGCGGTGGCGTATCACACTTGAAATCGTTGAAGGTGTTGGATCCTGTGAACTGAAATTCACCCGTTCCCGCGCCACTCAGCCATATATTGTTGTACGTCTTTCCGCCGCCATCGAACTTCTTTGCCGTTGAAGATGTGTCCGTCAGTTTGATGGTCGATGTGTTTGGCGTGATGGTCGAATCAGCGCCGCAAATCCACACTCCGCTAGCTCCATTCTGTGCCTTGACACTTCCTGTGATTGTCCATGTACCCGATCCCATCGTCAGAGTTCCCGCATACGGATACGGCACATCTACATTGTTTGCCGTGACGTTGAAATTTGCCGCGTTGAACGTGCTACTACCGACAAGTATCGAGCTTGTCGTCACAAAGTCATCTGCGAGCGTGGTAGTCCCTGTGGAAACGTAAATACCAAACGGAATTGACTTCCCGTTGGATGTGATCGTTAGACTTGCGTCGGACTCTAGGAATGCGTATCTGGTTCCAGAGAACGACATCCCGGACCCAAACGTGATGTTGCCCCTTATTTTTATAAACCCTTGTAGCGCGCTTAGTGTTCCCGTGAACCCGGTAAAGTTCAACGCAAGACAGGTGACGCCCGATCCAACGTCTCCAATCGTGATCGTGCCGGCACCACTCGACCCGTTGAAATACACATCGTCAGAAGCAGTCGGAACGGAAGCCCCCGATGCGCCACCCGATGAAGCAGACCAGTGTGAGGTATCACCAGACTGCCATGTTCCAGTTCCGCCAACCCAATATCTAGCCATGCTCAGACCTGATTGATTCCGGTGGCGTGATAGCTTGTGCCGTCATACCAGAAGTTGATGACGGCCTTCTTGTTGTTCACGCCCGACCATGTGATCGAGTACCAGATGACCGTCGCGGGCCATGTGAATGATTGAGCGGTACTCGTTCCATCAGAGTCGATCAGAAGTTGCAGCTTGCACGGACCAATAGGAGCGGTGAACGTGTAGGTGATGCTGCCAGTTGGCTCAGCCTGCTTGTAGTTCTGCCCCGCGCTCCAGTCCACCGTGACCGCTCCCGTGGTCGTTGACAGCGTAAGCTGGGAGTTGTAGATAACAGTCTTCACGCCCAGCAGATTGGAGTTTCCAAGCGTCGGGTTGGTCAGCGTCTTGTTAGTCAGCGCTTCCGATCCAGCCAGGGTTGCCAGCGTTCCCGTGGTTGGGTAGGTGACATTCGTTGCCCCGGTCAGGGTTTCAGTCTTGGCATAGTTGCCGCTTCTGGTCGTCGTTGCCGCTGCGTCGTTGGCAACACCCGTCCCGCCATTGGCCGCAGACAAGGTGCCTGCAAGCGTGATGGTTCCCGTGCCGACAATCGGCCCGCCTGATGCGCTAAGGCCAGTGGTTCCACCGGACACATCAACGCTGGACACGCCGCCCGGAGGACCAGCCGGACCCATCGGGCTGAGAGCGCCAACAAGGTGAAAGTATCCCGTCACAGTGCTGTACCTGACCTCAGTTGGTACGCCGACGACGATCAAACCAGCCGCAAGCGCAGCGCCTACAGGGTCACGAATCGACTTCACGCCTAGCCCGTTGACGTTGATCGTCGTGCTGCTGGTGTTGGTTGCCAGGGGGATAAACGAGACGTTCAATCCATCTCCGTAAGCCACTGTGTACGGGGTCGTCACGACATGGGTGTTTGCAGTCCCGGAATCGGTGCCGAAGTTGACGGTCCCGCGATACATCTTTGCTTCGTCGGGGATCAGCGCAAAAGCCGTTGCGACAGCGGCGTCAACGTCATTGACGTTTGCGGAGCGTGCCAGTGTGGCCGCTGCAATGTCGGCAGGAGATGAATAACTGCTCATGGATTACCTCTGAATGCGCCTCGGCGTGAAGGACAAAACTGCGCCTTGCAATGTGTGCCCCAGGTCGATAGCTGAGTTGGAATAGGCGATCAAACCCATGTTTCGCCCGTCTCCAGAGATGGAAAACTCCGGGCTGGCGACAATCGTGGTGTCGTAATAGAACTGCTCCCAGGTGTCGATGTCCCAATACCCGCCAGAGCCTTGCACGGACACTGTGTTGAGCAAGTGGGTCGATACCGCGGGATCGCCATAGCCGAACTCTGGATGAACCCGGATCTCGCAATAGCCGACTGCCGTCATTTCCATCTGCGCCCGGCGATAGCTCTTGATGACGTTTGGTGTCTTGGAGTGATTGAACGGAAGTCTCAGGTACGCTTCTATGGCTGCGCCGTCGAAGCTCGATCCCTTGTCGGCCTGATAGACCATGCCGTTGTCAGAGCCGAAGAACACGATGAATTTGCCATTCGCGTCCTCTGCGTTCCATGCGCAAGTGACGTTCACCGGGTACTTGAATGTGGTGAATGCGAACTCAGGCCCATACTGACCATTTGAAACGGTCATGACGACGCCCGATCCATCCGACCCATAGAGACGATACTGATTGCGAGACTTGTACGCCGTGCTGGCGATGACCACGGTTCGCATCTGGTCGATCACCGGCTGGACATTGCGGCTTGCCGTTGCGTTGTCGAAGTTGCCAAAGGCTTGCGTGCGGGTGATCTGGATCACGCCCCGGTCATCCAGCCAGTAGGCAACGCCCAGGTTCTGCAACGTGTACGCAATGGCCCCTACTTCTGGAGCGATGGAATCCATCTGGAAGTCGGCTACAGACGTTCCAGACAACTGACTTGAACTGTTGCGCGACACGACAGCCATCACATCTCCGGGCTGAGTCAGCAGTCCTGTGATGTCGTCACCCAGGCCGATTTCACTCGCGCCCGTAATCACCGACCATGAAAACGGGTTTCCGATGGCAGAGTTTTGCAGCGATCCCCTGAACGTCAGGAACAGCATCTTCTTGTGCGCCTTGATGTGCGAAGGGGTGTCTGCGGTCATCCCGGTATAGATCGGGATATAGACCTCTCCATCGAACTCAAAGGCCGGATTGACGCCATCCACGCCATAAACCGCTCGCGTGTCCGTGCTGCCCGTGAAGTTGTAAACGTCACACTCATAACGTCCACCGGGGAGGATGCTGATTGCCGTGACCAGACTCGATGCCGTCATCTTGGTGACGCCGCCGACTTGGATCACGTTCACGGCGTTGAATGTGCCGGTGATGTTGGACAGTATCAAACGTCCCGTTGTCGCGCTGTCCTGAATATGACGCATCACCGTTGCCGTCGCGCCGCTGGTGAACTGCGTAATCGTTGTTCCATCAGCGATAACGCCGACAAACGTCGTGTATGAGATGGTCGAATACAAGGTGACTTGCGTCCAACCCGAAGTCGTTGCCTTGAAGATCAACCCGGCAGTGCCCGCCACGTTGTCCCGAAAGCAATAGGTTGTCCCGTTTAGAGTCACGCCGCCACGGATGGCCCCAGACCCCATAGGGACCGAAATGTCAGCACGGTAGTTGTCTGCTGCTGCCGCCTGGGCTGTGGCGTTCTCAAGCCCTGTCGGACACCCTTGCAGCGTAGGGAGTGCCGTCATATAGCCCTTGACATCCCCTGACACCGTGAAGTTCTCGGACGAGGTGAATGTGCCCGTGACCTTGGTGATGTCAAACTCTGTCGCGCCGATGGTCACAAGAACGCCCGTCGCTCCACTGACAGAACCCGTGATGGTCTGCCCAACCGACACCGCAGCACTCAGAACCACTTGGCAGTGATGGTAGGTCGCATCCGATGGTGATGGCATCCCCGAGAAGCGTTCGTAGCCATCTATGCGGGCATACCCTCCCGACATGCCGGGTTCGTAGTTGTGCGCTGCAAGGGCTGCTCCGGGATTGATGGAGATTGCAGGCGTCAACAGGTCAAGTCCACCGCCGAACTTTACGTACTCGACGCTGGTGTTGACTCGCGTCAGCCTCATAGCAGCGAGTCCGCAAGTTGCATTTCCGGCAACTGGTTCATTTCCAGCCTGGACAGGATTTGCCTGTACTCATTTTGACCGTGCGAATACTTCTCGTCTGCCGCCGCAAAAGCGCCATAGAGCATCAATGCTCTCCACACGATCACATCCTGAAACTGCACCGGGATGATGGGTTCATCAGCATTGGCGGTCATGGTCTGTGCGCGCTTGAAATACTCTCCGCGCACGGTATAGACATCGTTTGGGATGGGCCACAACTGAAGCGACTGATCCGGCTTGACGGTGAACACCATCGGGATGCCGGGCGTCGTGCTGGGTGATCCGGTCATGTACGCATCCACGAAATCAGGCCACGGCACGTATTCCATGAACTGCTCTGCGTTGATGCCGGTCGAAGTCAGGTAGTCCGTCAGTGTGTCGGTCTTCCACGATCCGAGTTCTGGCAGAGACACCGCTGCTGGCGTGTAGTTTCCCGTGCCAGAGATGGTTTCAAAGCTGAATTCCGTTTGCAGGAAAAGCCACGACGGATGCAGGTTCTGGATGTACCGATAGGCGGAAAGAATCCACTCGACCACACGCTGCATCTCTCCGGTCTGATTGATGACGGACGCAGGCCCAGTGCCGCTGATGCCGCTTTCACGGCGCAAGTCCTGGCACAGTTCTAGGAATGTACTCATGGCGGTGATCGACCAGCCCCGAAGGGCCGGTCAGTGCGGGTTAGGTCGCCTTGGTGTTGGTGATGCCTGCCGCAACTTGGGCAAATCCAGACATGAACCAACTTGTGCCGTCGCTGATGACGGTCACTTGGTCGCCTGCCACAGCTTGGCCATCAACGAACGTGATCGTGTCGCCATCACCCAGCGGGGTCACAGCAGCACCAGCCGCATTGGCTGCGAAGCCCTTGATGATGTTTGCACTTGCTGCGGACACCACCGTATAGCTTGCAGCCGCAGGCGCGGCCTTCACAATGAAGGTGTAACGCAGGCCAGCAGCCGGGGTCGGCAACGTCGTCACGAACTCGGTCGCACTGTTGAGCAGGAACGTCGCGCCACTCTCAGACGCCAGCACAGTACGGGTCGCCGTCAGTTCAATGACGTTGCCCAGGTTGTTCAGGTTCGCGTACTGCCCAGCGGAAACAGGCTCAGTCGCACGGGGAATGAAGCGCTCGAACACCTTGGACAGAGCGATGGAAGTGCGCTTGTCAGGGATGGAACCGATGTACTGATAGATAGAGTCGATGCGTGCCATGATTGAAAATTCCTTGTTGGTCAGTTGGTGATTTGTGCAGGAGCCTCACGGCCCGCTCTTCAGGCTTCTTGAGCCATCTTCTGAAACCACTTCATTCCGCCCTGCGGGTTGCGGTCTTCGATCAATCGAATGCGGTGCGTCGTTTTGACGGACGGACTCATCCGGTTGAACTCGTTGCCGGTGTTGTCCTTTCCGAATGCGCAAGCAAACTTCACCGTTTTGGCTGCGATGGCAGAGTAGAGAAACTTGCGCTTCACCACTTGCGGCTCGCCAACCTTGACATACTGCACCACGCCGTTGTGACCGAAGTACACAAAGATCGGGTCGTTCTCTTCGCCGCCGGGTTCGATCTCGACGCTAACGCGGTCTTCCATGAATTTGGCTTCTTCAGCCGCCGACATCAGGGAATGACCGGGGACAACTTCGATGTCGTCAATCGTCACCATGCCGTCGCGCAGTTCAGGGGCTGCCATCTGCGCGGCGCGAACGTCATCAGAATTGATGATGGATTGTTTGTATTGGCGTGTTGCCATGCTTCAGTTCTCCAAAAAGAAAAGCCCCGGTGAAGGGGCTTTATGGGGTTGCGTCGGGTCAGCTCACTTGCGGACGGTCGGGCAACACAGCGCACTGAACGAATTCAGACGAAGTGACGCCAGTTGCGGCCCATTCACCAGTGCCCGGCGTCCAGGCTGATGCGCTCGGAGCGGTGCGGACAAGGTTGTACCCGAGCACCATGAAATCATCAGGAAGCGTCGGGAACTGCGGGGCGCGGATGAATGCGCCTGCGGTTGTGGTCACACCCACCTGCGTGTCTTCAATCGAGCCTTGCGCCATCGCAATAGCGCCAGCCGCGTTTTGGCCGATCACCAGCACCGTCGCCTGGTTGTCGGCAAGAGCGCGGAAAGCAGCCCCGGTCACGGCATCAGTCGTCGGCGTTGCAGTGTTGGTCTGCGCGCCAAGGGTCGTAACGAACTTGCCGTTAATCATCCCGGCAGTCGTGACGGTCGTGGTGTAGGAACTGCCAGTGCCTTTGATAAGGCCGGACTTGATGGTGCTCATCGTAAGTCCATTGAGTTGTCGTGCGTTTTGCATGTCAATATCTCCAAAAGAAAAGCCCCGGTTAAGGGGCTATGGGGTTGTGGTTTCTCGGCCTATCAGGTCAAGGTGCTGATGGTGACTTCAGCAACGCCGCACCAGCCGTGATTGGTCACGACGGCAGCATCGTAGAAGGTCGCTGAGCAGTAGCCGCGTTCCCCCGTTGGATCGCTCTTGTCCACCTTGCCGGGGGCGATGTTGTTGAACTTGAAGGCGTCCAGGCCACGGAAGGCCGTATGGCCCCACGCATCCTTGGCGACGACAAACAACTGGTACACGTCAGCGCTGGTGCCGGTAGTGCTGGAGTTGGTCGTGCCAGCGATGGCGGCGCCCGCATCAGCGGTGTAAGGCATGTCAGGCGACAGGATGAACCGGACGGAGCCGACACAACCGATTTCCATCTCATGCGCGGGCTTCATCGAACCGTAGTCCGAAATCGCCTTGTAGCCGGGGATGGCCTCGATGTCCTGCTGCAGGTTCGTATGACCAAAGGCCAGATACGACTTCTGCACGCTCACGGTGCCGTAGTTGGCCGATGCAGCCATCACGCCACGCATGAACACCGCATGATTGCCCGCAAGGTTGCGAGTGATGCGATTGACAAGGTTCAGCGTCACAGGAGAGGCAACCGTAGCGCGGGTCGTGCCGCCGCTGTAGAAGCGATTGGTACAGCCTTGCAGCGCGCCAATGTAGACCAGTTCACGGACCAGGCCCATGCGCTCGCCAAGTTGCTCTTCCATCCATGCCGGGAGATCGTCTTCACCCAGCGAGTCCTGGCGCTCGGTGTAGCCGTACAGTGCGCCGTACTTCTGCACCGTCACACTGGTGTCGAGGATGCTGATCGACTCAGCCGGGGGCGTAACGCCTTCCTGAATCAGGTTGGCAGCAGCGGTCGTGCTGAACGTGTTGGGCGCCGCAGCCGTCGCGCCGAAAGGCACAACCTGGCGGAACGTCACGGTGTCACCCATCTTGACGGGCTGTTTGTAGACTTCGCCGCTGATCTCCAGCGTGGAAGTATGGATGGCGTGCTTGAGAATCTGGCCTTTGATTCGACCGATTCGTTGCGCGGGGGATGCGTATGTTGCGAGTGCCATGATGATGGCTCCTTAACTATTGAATCCTTCGGCAAAAGCCTTTTGCATGGCTTCTTCGTCGGACAGGGTTGATTTGCCGGTCCCCGATCCGCCCGTAGGCGTGATGGCAGATTCCAGCCGCTCTTGGCTTTTCTGTTTTGCTTTGGTTGACTTGTCCCGCCACGCTTTGAACGTGTCGAGCTTTCCAGCAATGAACATCGGTGATGCGCTGGTCTGGATGGCGCGCTGATCGTCCTGAGGTAGCGACTCGATCCACTTCCAGAAAACCTCAGACTTCTTCACATCTTCCCAATCGGGATGACGCTCGGCCAGTGTTTCCTTACGCAGTTCGTGTGCAGCCCTGGCAACGCGCTCATCAACGAGACGCGCCATTTCTTCGGCGTCTTGCGCTGTGGACTTCACGTTTGACAGTGCTTCACTCAGGTCGGCAACGAGGTCGTCGGCCAGTTCGGGATAGGCTTCCCTGATGCGCTTCATCTCGACGGTCGTCAGGACGGCGGGTTTCCCCTCAGTCTTCTTCTCGTCGGTCTTCTTGTGCAACAGGTCATTGAGTGCGCCAATCCGCCCATAGGCGTCGCGCAATCGTCCCTTCATGTCCGATACATCCGCCATTGCCGCACGCATCGCAGCGAGTTCTTCGCGGGTCAGCGCAGGCGCGGCATCAGGTACAACTTCAGGCTCGGGTTCTTCCTTTGCTTCCAGCGTCGCATCAGGTACGGGCGCGGACTCGGGTGCAGGCTTTTCAACCTGTTCCGTCTTTGTCTCGCTGAACCCTTCATCAAACGCGGCCAGTTCTTCCGGTGTCGCCGTTCCTTCGGTTTCCATGCTCATTCAGTTCTCCAAATACAAAAGCCCGCACAAGGCGGGCCACACATTGCAGAGGCGGGTGTTAACCCTCGTCTGCTTCCATCGTCGGGTCTTGGTCGCCAAGAGCCAACAGTTCTTTTATGACGGCTACAGATCCACGCAGTTTTGCTGTGGTCAGTACGTCAAGGTCGTTGTCATTGCGCGCACGCATCTCTGCGAGTCGCGTTTCAAAATGCTTCTTCAGCTTGCGCCATGTCGCAGATTGCCGGTCGCTCAAGTCCAGCAGTCGGCGTGCTGCAACAAGTGTGTCGTCTTCAATCATTGCCTGTACGCAAACCCATCAGGGGCGCGTCCTTGAGGCTCAGTCGGAGGGTTCAGCACTTGCGGGCCGGGAGACAGTTCGCGTTGCTGCCGCAATTCCATCGTCAGGCTCGCCAGCGCGACCTTGTGCTTCTGCAAGTCCCTGCGCTCTTCAGCGTCCAGGCTTTGCCCTTCAAGCTGCGCATCAATGTCCTTGAGCGCCTTGTCCAATGCACGGTCTGCATCACCTTGCTGCGCCTTGGCTTGCAGTTCCATCTGTTTGCGCTTCAGGGCACCTTCCTCGCGTATCTGAGCGACGGCAATCTGTGGCGGTGGCGGCGGTTGCTGTTGCGCCATCTGTTGCTTTTTCTCATCCGAGAGCTTCAGCCGCTTGGTGTCGAAGCGCATTCCCTTCAACATCTCGTCCATGACCGACTCAGGATCAAGCCCAAACACCGGGTTGACCGACATATTGAGCATCTGCGGCATCTGTTGCGTCTGAGCATCGCGCTCGACCAATGCACTCGACCCCCGAGCGTCAATCGTGAAGTCTCCCTTGCAATCATCAGGTCCGTGCAGCAAGAGGTATTCGTAGTACCTCCCAATGTGAGGCTCAGTCACACGGTCGTCAAAGGTTCTTGCAATGCGACGCTTGACGGTGTTGGCGTTGTTGTTCAGCAGAGTCATGCCGCCGACCGTCTCTGGTGCGCTGCCCTGTTGCCCTTGAAGCAAGGCTGGCAACCCTGTCACATCCTCGGCTTCCTTGATCCAGAATTGCGCCAACGCAAGCAGTTCGTTTTGCAGCATTGGGACGACCACAAAGATGAATGCGGTTCTCACATCCATCATCTCCGCGCCGTCCTTTGTCCACCACACCTTACGAGGGGTCAACTCCCACTTCCCATTAGCAGGGACAATCTTGGTGCGGTCCACAATCGTCTGCGGTCCACCCGCTAGACCAGCGTTGTCCATCAGATTGCGAACGGCTGCATTAGCGCCCTTCTGGCATGTCCGCATCTGACGCGCAACACCCGTGCCGGCCCAGCTTCCGCTCACAGCCTGCCACACCATTACGTCATACGGGAACTCCCCGCTGTCGAGTGGGCTGAGTGCTACCTTGATGATGCGGTCATTGACCATCGTCACCTGAACAGGGTAGTAGCTTCGCTCCTTGTCGCCGCAACTACACCCTGCTGCCGTCATGTCATCCTTGGACGCATGACCGTAGTAGTACCAAATCTGGAACAGGTCTTTGTCCCGCGTCTTATCTTCCGGCTTGCGGGAGCTCGTTCCAGTTACAGCACTGATCGGTCCTTCCTTGATGCAAAGGTCGATCATCTCGTCAATGTATCCCCCACCCTTTAGCTCATTCAGGCGGCGCGCGGTAATCTCGTCTTCTTCAAAGATGTAGCTGCCGTTGTGGATGTTGTCTCCACAAGCGGGGTCAGGGTAAATCTTCCAGGCGCTGACCTCTTTCGACTCTGGCTTCGTCTCGATGTTGATCTCGACCGTCCAGCCATCTTTCGTTTTAGTCGCCTTGCGCGCCTTCTTCCTGGCGGGTGTTGGCCCCTTCAATATCCCGGTGCCGATCCGCGCCGTGGCTTCAATCTGCTTTCTGACCTCGGCGTGGTATCGACATTCAACGAGCCAGTCATCAACCTGCTTGCGTGCTGCGTCAAGGGCTACTGTTGCGCGGTCCATCTCCTGCTTGGCGACCTCGGCTACCGTCGGAGCTTTCTGCGGTGTTGGTTGTGCGGGGCTGAATAGCTTGCCAATGGCACCACGGATACCACCCTGCTTCGCCGCTACAGCTTGGGGAACAACTTCAGCAACAGAGCGGTTATCGTTCAACGAAGCCTTCAGGTCGCCAATCGGCGTCAGGCGCATGTCCCAATTACGGTCATCGGTCGGCATCAGCATGTCGCTCATGCTGGCGGATGCTGCGTCGCAATACGGTCGGGTGATGTTCAGGAACGCCGTTGAGCGGGTTGTCTGCTTCTTCGGCTTCTCGCTCAAGCCATCGGATGCGCTCTTGCCCTTGCTGTAAGCGGACTCTTGAACCTCATCCTGTCCTTCGTAGTGCGCTTCATCCTCTGCCCATATCGTCTCAATGCCTGATGCGCGCCTGCCCTCGATGGCGTCGGTACGCTTGTCCTTGACGATAGCGGCAAAAGCCTCAACGATAGCCAGTCGCTGCGCCCGTTGCAGTTCTGACTCTTCTTGCATGTTCATGCTGCGATTACTGCAATCTCGTCGCCGGGCTTGACCTCGAAATACTCTGGCGTGTCCGCAGTCAATCGGATGGCGCTGTCAGTCGTCGCCGTTGGGTCCGCATTCACCACAAGATGGCAGTTCGCATCAGCCACCACTCGGACAAGAGCCGTAGACGCAAGCAATGCTGCGCTCTGTGTCGTGGTGCTGAACGTGATCTTTTGACTCTTGAGAGGCGGGAGAACGGCGACAGGTTGACCCGTGCGGCCCAAGCGTGCGCCTGGAAACTCAGCGATCCATAGTGTTGCCATGATGGCCTTTCAGTGTTTGTTGGCTTAGTAAGCCATTTCGT